GTATAACGTTAATTTAATAACGTACGGTGATGACAATGCGATGGGTGTTTTTAGAGATGCTAGTTGGTTTAATCATACGTCTATTAAGGCTGTCTTAGAATCTATAGATGTAGGTTATACTATGGCCGATAAAGAAGCAGAATCAGTTCCCTTTGTTCATATTAAAGATTGTTCATTTTTAAAGCGTTCATGGAGATACGAAGAAGAATTAGATACGTTCGTTTGTCCTTTAGAATTAGATTCCATTGTTAAATGTCTCACTTATCATATACCATCAAAAAGTGTATCAAAGGAACATTTAGCTATTATTAGTGTGGATACAGCTCTACGTGAATATTTTTGGCATGGTAAAGAGATATTTTATAGTATGGAAAAGTTACTACTAGATGTATTAAAAGAGTGTGATTTGGAATTATATTTAGTAGATTATGAATTACCAACATGGGAGAGTTTGATAACTAATTTTAAAGAGAACTCAAAAAGTTTTAAGTGTTCTTGGAAAAAACACTAATTTAATGTCGCGCTTCTGCTAGCGCGAGACCAATAGTAGAATTCATATGAGACTAGTTACCTCTTATGTCTTAATAACTAAACTGGCAAATTTAATTCAAAGGCAGTTACCCGAGTAAGTAACAAATGTTGTTCATCTGCACAAAAGCAGGTGGATATGGATGGGACCACGGACAAAATTTTTGTCCCCATCTATATTAGTCGTGAAAAATATACGCGTATGCGTGCTAAAGCTTTTGATGCTGTTTCTCTTGAATCATCGTCAAGTTCAGAAGATGAATCTTCTAATTCATATACTGTACAAAGTAAAGACTCTAATATTTCTGTGATCTATAAAACACAGTCTGATGATAAAGAATTGCATGAAGAGGTCGAAGTAGAAGGAGGATTAACTAATGAAAATGTTATTTTTCATGATAAAGATCCTGTCACATTAACCAAATTTAATCCAATTACAGATAATTCTTTTTACAATGATTATTTACCTAATACTGATTTGGCTAATTTTTTATCTCGACCAGTTGAGATTGATTCATTTGCCTGGACCCAAGGTAGTACACTTACTGTGCAGCGTATTTTAGATCCCTGGAAACTATTTTACAATAATGCTACTATTAAGAAGAAAATTGATAATTATGCTTTTATTAGTTCGAATTTACATATTAAAATTGTGGTAAATGCCAGTCCATTCTTGTTTGGTAGGATGTTAGCCACGTATAGACCAATGGCTGGTTGGTCAACTGATAATTTAGGATTTGGTGGTGCAGGTAAATTTGTATTATATTCACAACGTCCTCATATTGAAATTGATGCTTCTTCTAGTACTGCTGGGGAGATGATTCTACCATTTTTCTTTAATAAAAATTGGTTGGACGTCACTAAGGCTACAGATTTTGATAGAATGGGCACTTTTTCTTATGTATTATATTCTTTTTTACAATCTGCCAATGGTGCTGTAGGTAGTTCTGTACAAATCACTAC